AAAAAGCGCCGCAGTCACTTACGGCATACGGCCCGTAAAACCTTAGGGATTTTTCATGGGCCTGCGCGGACCCCACCCTAAACCCGTCGCGTTCCATGTCGCACGGGGCACGTACCGGGCCGACCGCATGGGGCCACTGCCGGAGAACCTGGCGCCGACCCCGCTCGCACCCCCGACGATTCATCCGCGCCAGGCCGCGCGTGCGCTCGACTACATCAACGCGCTGACGCACACGAAAGGGCCGCACGCGCGGCAGCCGTTCAACCTGCGGCCGTGGCAGACGCGCATCGTCAAACGGCTATTCAAGCAGCGGCGCGATCGCACGCGGCAATATCGGACGTGCTTGCTGATGCTGCCGCGCAAGAACGGGAAGACGGAGTTGGCCGCGGCGTTGGCCGTCTACTTCCTGCTGCATGACGGGGAGGTGGGCGGGGAGGTGTACAGCGCCGCGGCCGACCGGGACCAGGCGGCGCTGGTGTTCAACGTCGCGGCGCAGATGATTCGCAATCACCCGACGCTGGAGGCGGAGGTGCAGATCGTCGACTCGCAGAAACGGATCGTGCATCCAGCGAGCGGCAGTATCTATCGCGCGATCAGCGCGGAGGCGTACTCCAAGCACGGGTTCAATGCGTCGGTGGTCATCTACGACGAGTTGCATGCGGCACCGACGCGGGAGTTGTGGGACGTGCTCGCGACGTCGCAGAGCACGCGGGCGCAGCCGTTGATGATGGCGATCTCGACGGCGGGGTTTGATCGGCAGTCGATTCTCTACGAGCTGTATGCGCACGGAAAACGCGTCTTAGAAAACCCGAGCATCGACCCGACGTTCTTGCCGGTGATTTACGAGGCGCCGGCCGAGGCCGACTGGCGCAAGGAGAAGACCTGGCGTGTCGCGAATCCCGCGCTCGGGGATTTCCGTTCGTTGGAGGAGATGCGCATCATGTGCGCACGGGCGCAGGAAATCCCCGCGCAAGAGAATTCGTTTCGGCGCTTGTATCTGAACCAGTGGACCGAACAAGGCTCCAGGTGGTTGTCGCTGACGCAGTGGACGGCGTGCCAGGGCGCGGCACCGTCGTATGTGGGGCGCCCGTGTTACGTCGGCCTCGACCTCAGCTCGACGACCGATACGACGGCGCTCGTCGGCGTCTATCCCGACGCCGACGGCCAGGGGTTCGATGTCCGTGTCGCGGCGTTTCTCCCGGCTGACAAGCTGCGCGAGCGCACGACGCGGGACCGGCTGCCCTATGACGAGTGGGCACGACGCGGCGTCTTGATTGCGACGCCGGGGAATGTCGTCGACTACGAGCGCGTCCGCGCGGAGCTGCAGGCGTGGGCCGACGAGAGCGACGTCCGCGAAGTGGCCTATGACCCGTGGAATGCGACCGACCTTGTACAGCGGCTCCAGGCGCAGGACGGTTTGAATTGCGTGCCCGTGCGGCAGGGGTTCGCGTCGCTCTCCGCGCCGACCAAGGCGCTGGAGAAAGCGGTGCTGTCGCGGGCGCTGCGCCATGACGGGCATCCGGTGCTCGAGGCGCATGTCGGGAACGTCGCGGTAGAGACCGATGGCGCCGGCAATGTGAAGCCGTCCAAGAAGCTCTCGACCGACCGGATCGACCTGGTCGCCGCGCTGGTGATGGCGGTCGACCGCATGGACCGGAACCGCGTCACGGTGGCGCCCGCGTTTCAGATGCTCATCCTGGGGGCGTCGCCATGAGAAAGCCGCGCGGGCGCAAGCCGCTCGATCCCGTCGATCCCTCCGTCGGGATTTGCGTCAAGGTGCCGTCGAAGGACTATGCGGCGCTGCTGCGGCGGGCGTCGGCGCTGCGGCGCACAGTGCCTGAACACATCCGGCGCACGCTCACCGGGCGCAAGTTTCTGGATATCTAAATTCACGGCACGGCCGAGGTGTGCCGCAAACTACGCGGCCAATGCTCGACCGCGCGTTTGCCACGCTCGAACTCAAGTCGGTCGACCTCGACCTGCGCGAGATCGACGGCATCGCGACGACGCCGTCCACCGATCGCCGCGGCGACATCGTCGAGTGCGGCGGGGCGCTGTTTACGCTGCCACTGCCGCTCTTGTGGCAGCACAACCAGGCGGAACCCGTCGGCGAAGTCGTCGACGCCCAGGTGACGCCGACCGGGATTCGCATCAAGGCCCGCTTTGCCAAGGTCGAGGAACCCGGCGCGCTGCGCGACCGGCTCGACACCGCGTGGCAGTCGGTGAAGGCGCGGCTCGTGCGCGGGCTCTCGATCGGGTTCACGCCGATCGAGGCGGTGCCGGTCAAGAAGAGCGAGCCCTACGGCAGTCAGCACATCAAGCGGTGGCAGTGGGCCGAGTTAAGCGCGGTCACGATTCCGATGAATCAGGAAGCCACCATCACGAACATCAAGGCCGCGTCAGGCCCTCACTCGTTGCCCGGCGATGCGGGCGCTTCTCCGAGACCGCCGATGCAGACCTATTCCGAACAAATCACCGCGCACGAGACGAGCCGGGCCGCGGCCGTCGCCAGCATGACCGACCTGATGACCGCCGCCGGCAACGAGAACCTGACGTTGACGCCGGAACAGACGAAGCAGTACGACGAATCCGCGCTCCGGGTGAAATCGATCGACGCGCACATTGCGCGCTTGCGGGAACTGGACGCGCTCAACGCCGACAGCGCCAAGCCCGTGCCGCCGACGCCGACCCCGCGCACCCCGGTCGTGCAGGTGAAGGCCAACGTGCCTAAGGGCACCGCGTTCGTGCGGATGGCCTGCGCGAAGCTGGTGTGCAACGGCAACATGTTCGAGGCCGCGGAATATGCCAAGCGGTGGAACGATTCGACGCCCGAAGTGGCGCTCGCGATCAAGGCCGCCGTCGCCCCTGGCACCACGACGGACACCACGTGGGCGGCGCCGCTCGTCAATCGCGTGATCGCAGACGACTTCCTCGAATTGCTCCGGCCGGCGACGATCCTCGGGCGCATTCCCGGCCTTCGCAATGTCCCCTTCAACTGCAAGGTGCCGAGTCAAACCGCCGGCGGGACGTACGGGTGGGTCGGCGAGGCGAAGCCGAAGCCGGTGACCTCGCAGGCGTTCAGCAGCGAGACCCTCGACATCACCAAGGTCGCCGGGATCGTCGTGCTGACCGAGGAGCTGGTGCGGCTCTCGAACCCGTCGGCCGAGGCGCTGGTGCGCGACGACATGATCAAGGGCATCGCGCAGTTCCTCGACGGGCAGTTCATCAATCCGGCGGTCGCGGCGGTGGCGGGCGTCAATCCCGCGTCGATCACCAATGGCGCCGCCACGGCGGCGGCGACGACCAATCCGCTCGCCGACATCATGGGGTTGATCGGCCATTTCTCGACCTACAACATCCCGGTCGACGGGCTGGTCTTCCTGCTGTCGCCCGCGAATGCGCTGGCGCTGTCGTTCCGCTCGAACCTCGACGGCTCGCCGCAGTTCCCCGGCATCGGCATCAACGGCGGCAGCTATCGCGGGTTGACGTTCCTCACCAGCAACACGGTGACGACCAATGTCATCGCGCTGCAGCCGGCGTTGGTGCTGTATGCGGATGACGGGGGCGTGACCATTGACGCGTCGCGCGAAGCCTCGCTGCAGATGGACAGCGCGCCGGCCTCGCCGGCCGATGCCACGACGGTCTATGTGAGTTTATGGCAGACCAACTGCGTCGGCCTGCGTGCGGAGCGGTTCATCAACTGGAAGCGCATCGGGACCAACGCGGTCAAATACCTCACCGCCACGGCCTGGCCGTCGCCGACCGGCGAGACCATGAGCGTGACGGCGACCAGCTCGCGCGGCAAGAAGGACGAGTAACGCGTGAAGCTGTTTGGGTTCGAGCTGACGCGGTCGCGTGCGCGGGCGGTGCCCGCGGGCGCGACCGCTGTTAGTGCCCGCGGCGGCTGGTGGCCGGTGGTGCGTGAGCCCTTCACGGGCGCCTGGCAGCAGAACCAGGATCTCAGCGTGCCGTCGGTGCTCGGGTCGCCGGCCGTGTTTGCCTGCACGACGCTCATCGCGTCGGATATTGGGAAGCTCCGGCTCCGACTCGTCGAGCGGGTCATCACGGCAGACGGGGCGCGGATCTGGCGGGAAACCGACAGCCCCGCGTTTTCCCCCGTGCTGCGGAAGCCGAACCGGTACCAAATCATCAACAAGTTTTTGGAGCAGTGGATCGTCTCGAAGCTGACGCACGGCAACACCTACGTGCTCAAGCAGCGGGACCAGCGGGGCGTGGTGGTGGCGCTGTATGTGCTCGACCCCCAGTCGGTGAAGCCGCTCGTCGCCCCTGACGGCGCGGTGTATTACCAGCTCGGGGCGAGTGAGCTGGCCGGCATCACGCCGGAAGGCACTGCCGTCGCGGTGCCGGCCAGCGAAATCATCCACGACTTGATGGTGCCGTTGTTTCATCCGCTCTGCGGGGTGAGCCCGATTTACGCCTGCGGCCTGGCGGCGCTGCAGGGGCTGAACATCCAGGACAACTCGTCGACGTTCTTCGCGAGCGGGAGCAATCCCGGCGGCGTGCTCACCGCACCCGGCAGCATCACCGACGAGACGGCGCAGCGGCTCAAGGCGTACTGGGACAGCGCGTACAGCGGCGCCAACGTCGGTAAGGTGGCGGTGCTTGGCGACGGGCTGAAGTACGAGGCGATGTCCGTCAACGCCGTCGATGCGCAGCTCGTCGAGCAGCTCCGGTGGACCGTCGAGACCGTGTGTGCGTGCTACCACGTCCCGGTCTCGCTGGTGAACAGCCAGCCGGTGCCGTACGCGAACAACGAGCCCTTGACGCAGCAGTACTTCTCCCAATGCCTCCAGGCGCTGATCGTCGCGCTGGAGAACTCGCTCGACGAGGGGCTGGGCCTGCCGACGGTCCCCGATCGCACGCTCGGCACGGAACTCGACATCACAGATCTCATTTGGATGGACAGCAAGACCCGCACGGACGCGGCGCAGCAGGGCGTGGCGGGGGGCGTGCTGTCGCCGAATGAAGCGCGGGCGACGTATTTCGGGCTGGACGCGGTGGCGGGCGGCGACACGCCGTACATGCAGCAGCAGATGTTCAGCACGAAGGCGCTGGCCAAGCGCGACGCGGAGGATCCGTTCTCGAAACCGGCGCCGCCGACCCCGGCCGAGAGTCCCGACGACGAGGACGACGTCGACCTGGGCGCG